TCCCCGTATAGCGAAGTCTCCAAGTTGATCTTTCAAAGAAAACAATAAGCGTATCTTTATTAAAGGCTGCAGACACTATAGCTTCTGATGTTGGAGCATCGATATATCCTCCTCTTCCGACTATATCTTCTCTCCATGCGTTGGCATCAACGGCAGGTAAAGGCGTCCCATTTTGAGACCATCTTGCTCTATTAGCATATCTTGTCGCAGCGCCGACACCTGGAGCTGGCCCTTCTAAAGTATTTAAGGCTACTAATCTATTTCTATAGGCAAATATAAGCAATGAGCCTCTTAAATAATTGGGAGTAGAATCTATTTGAGCTTGCAATGTTACCCAAGAAGTTCCGTTGAAATATTGAATTCCGTCTTGAAGATTTGCATTATAAGCAATGTTGTTGGTTTCCCAGATAAGTTTATTATTAGTCGCATCCACATAATAATTTTCAGTCCAGACAAAATCCGAGTTAGTAGATGTAAATTGATCGTTAGCTCCCCATGATCCTACAGTTAATTCATCAAATATATTAGTAGCTGTATTATATAAATAAGAATGCTGTGTATCAAAACCAATCAAATCTTCTTGATTAACAGCGGCTTTATCGTAAAGACCAAGTCCCATCACAGGATTTCTTGGTAAATATCTATATGCTGTCGCATTGACGGCAGTTCCTAAGACAACAGCAGGATTAAAATTTAAATTTATAGTTCCAGATTCATAGTCTATAGTTCCATAGTTAGCATTAGCTGCTGGAGAAGTTAATGTTCCATTGCCATTATCTGTAAATGTCAAAGCTCCAACTGTTATAACCAAAGTCCCGGGAGAAACTGGGGAATTTGCTAAAATTGCCGTAAAAGAATTAGGGAGAACCGTTACTCCTAATGCTTCAGGTAAGGTCGGAGTGACATGAAGTCTCCCTAAAAATGTATAACCATTTTTCTTAATAACCCTTCCTCTAAAGCAATATGCATCTTCAAGATCTACAAAAGCCTCTTCAGGAAGCATAAAAGGTTCTAAATTCTTTTGAACTCCTGTAGAATAAGGCCCTATAAATATATTTTGGCTCATTAAGTACCTACAATTAAGACACAAACAGGATTTAGATCCACTCCAAAAGCTCCTGAAAGTGCTCTAGTGAAAATTCTACAATTATTTGTATTTCTTGTTGTCGGACCAGCGAAAGCTCCATTAGCTGCGTTTGTAAAAGTAGAAACATTAACGACATAATTTGCATTTCCTAAGGCTGTTGTAAAATTAATTGTATAATCTCCTGCTGCATTTCTAACTACATTCGTAACATTGTAACTAGATTGAATTGCTCCTGTTGTCCCATCAAAAGAAACCCAAGCTTTTAAATATGTAAGTTGAGTAACAGCTCCATTTGGAGGATAACGATAAAAAGCTTCTGTCCTTGCTCCTACTGCTTTTGTATAAACAGCTCCTTCACCAGCAGGCGTTGCAGGATCAGCTCCTGAAACAACATATGAAGATTTATTATGCTTCCCATTATTAGAAGAAGCGTTGAAAGTAACATGATCTACATCAAAAATAGTATTTAGTTGTTGAAAATTTGCAAGTAATTGAGCTTGAGAGTCTGAAGGTCGATCTGTTGCTTGAGGGATGTTTGGATTAAAAGTCATGTTTTTCTCCTTATTTTAAGAACCATATATATCATAAAACAACCCATATGAAGTTGTTCCAATTCCGTCACTGAAAGGTGTTACTACTTTTCTTGATGTTTGTTGTTTTACTGTTCTTCTATTAGCTAAAATTAATTGCTCTTCGAAAAGAGGACGAAATTTTGCATATTGCTGATCGTCTCCATTGTCTTCAAATATTTTTAAAGCAGCTCCCAGAGCCAAAACTTGCCACCATTGTCTTATTCCAGGGGCTTGAGAAGTTGCAAGAAGCTCAGTAGGAACAGATTGTACTACAACGTCTACCTTGTATGCTTTATCTGGAATTGGACGAAAAATAAATTGATTATTGAAAAAGAGAATATCACGAGGCCTTGATGCTACATATGGAATATACATAGCTTCAATGTCAGCGCCATTATCAGGAGCTGTCCCAAAGTCCATGGTGATTCCCCCGGTAATATAATTTACCGTTCCATCTCTTCTTTTTATCAATCCACCGGCAGAATATGAAGAAAAAGTTGTTGAATTAACGTTCAACGTTATTTGGTCACCAGCAACCGCAGTTACTGTAAAAGGTCCTCCATTGATTTGCGTCATTCCTAAAACACCTTCGATAAATACATTATCGCCATTAGCTATCGAATGGCCAGGAGCCGTCACTATTGCTGTCGCTCCTTGAGTAATTCCTGTTATTTCTGTTCCTTCTGCTAAAAATGCTCCTTCCCCATCGTCAAGATAAGAAACAGATTCGCCACCAACTATAGTGGATAAAGAAACAGATTCTGGAACTACCGGAAGGTTAGATAAAGCGGCTAAAACAGGAGTAGATGTGATTCCATCTCCTGTCCCTACGAGCTGCGTAAAGTTGATTTTAGGCCAAAGACCATAAAAAGTAGATTGATCTTGATAAAATCCGACTTGATACCCTCCTACAAAAATAGGAGCATTGTTTGAAATATACATTTCTGTCGGGAAATCATATTTTTCAATATTAGGCTTTGTGAAAAATACATAATTGCGTCTTAAAGACTGCAATCTTAAATGTTCAGGAAAGTCATAAAGATAAAAAGTATTAATATAAAAGTCGATTTCATCATCAGAAATCTGATTAGCAGAAGGACGAGCTGTTACATTTCTTACTTTTTGTCTTATTGCTTGAAGTGTTGATAAAACCATTTTTTATCCTGTAATTTGAAACATAAAACGAGAGATTTTTTTATGTATCTCTTTCCTATGTTCTGGCATAGCAGGCGATTCAATAGGTTTTGCAGTCGTTTCTGATCCATCAGGAGCTACCCACTTCATTTGTATATATGCACAGTTATTATTTAAGTGATCAGCTAATTCTCTTGGTATTTCATATTCTAAACCATCAAAAAAAGTAAATTGTTTTACAGGTCCTTTCCAATTTCCTCGATAAGGAAATGATATCCCTGATCCAGGAACTTCAATGTTTTTAAAAATCCCTTTAACTTTAGGTACATCTTTATATTGAGGTATTTCGATTTTTCCTTCATGCCTGGGAACAAAATGAATATCAGTTGAGGCTTTTTGTTTTTGTTTAGCTACTGCCATTTTTTCTCCTTTTAAAAGAAGGGGACAAAAGTCCCCTCACTTATTTTTAATGATAAGTACTAATTAACTCACCTTTCCATGCAACCCATTTGATAATATCGTCAGAAGCTCCAACTACGGAAGTTCCGAGTTCAAGTCCTCTAAATCCAACGTTATCAGTTGCACCACTAAGAACATTACCCACATCTCCAACAGGAACTACATGAGCTTGAGTTATTCCAGCAGCTGCCACAGCAGATGTTGGGAAAGCAAAAGCAGTATATCCAGTAGAATTAATGTTAACTGTGAAGGTATTAACTCCTCCAACAGCAGTAATTGTTCCTCTTAGTCCATCAATTTCTGTCATGCCATAAGCAGCAGGAACTACAAATTTCACAACTTCACCAACAGCAAAGCCATGATTTTGGGTTGTAGTTATAACAGCAGGATTAGCAGCAGTAATTGAGTTGATAAATCTTCTGCGTGGTGCAAAAGGTCTATCTTGAGCAACTCTTCTATATGTTCCTCCTGTTCCTGCAGCAGCAAATCCAGCTCCTGAAATTGGCACAGAGAAAGTATTAGCAGTTAATCTTGTCACTGTACATTCATAGCCAGACACTTGTTGCATAGCAGTTACATTGCAAAGACGAACTAAATCTCCTGTACGAAGACCATGTGCTGCAGAAGTTACTACAACAGGAGACGCTGCAGTTGCACCTGTTATTACAGTTGCTGCATAAGTTGGAAGATTTTGATAGTCAATTCTTCTAAATCCTCCAGTTGCTCCTATTACGCTTTGATCTGTAGCTGCTCCATTTGTGTTTTGTACGCCAAGATAAGATTCATCAGGCATATCAAAATGGAACCATGCTCTTTTTAGAACTCCAGGATTCGCAGTTGAATCCCATTGAGTCCAGTTCATTTGAAAATAGTTAGTTACATCGCCAGGGAAATCTATAATTGTAGGATTCCCATCAGAGGTGAATTCACCATAGTACATTACTTGACCTTGTATACTCATATTTCACCTCCTTTATGCTAGTGTAGTTCTTAAGTTAATCAACCAAGCATCATTCAAAAGTCTTGGAACTTGAGCAAATTTATATCCAGCTGTTTGTCTTTGCAAAAGTGGATCATTGCCAGCGCCAAGTCCTTGATAAATGAATTGAGCTGATGCACCATCTTGTTCTACGACTGCATAAGCTTCACGTCCTGTCACAAAACAGTTATATATATCATTGCCAAGTAAAGAAGAATTATCAGTAACAGATCCGATTGGGCTATAAAGCCATCGTGTGTTACCAACAGATCCCCACTCTGCATGAAGTATATTCATTTGTGCAGGATATTGTGCGGTATTAATAAATCCATCTACGTTTTCCAAGTTAGGGAGAACAGCAGAATTGCACATTGCCCAATAAGATTCCCTAATTGGGGCTGTACCAAACTTGTCTTCTCCTTCGATATTATCAGAAATCATTCTTGCTGAGTTATTTATCAAAGCAAAAATAACTGCATCAACATCTGCTCTTGTTAATTCTGTAGGTGAATCTCCATTTACTCCATTTACACAGTTAATGAAAGCAGCAGTAGCTTCAAGCATATTTCTTGTTAGCTCATCATCTGTCTCACGAAGAGATTGAGCTAAAAGAGAAGCTGTTTCATTTAAGACTGGATCTTGGTTTTGGATTGTTACTTGGTCAGTAACGATCACATAAGTTCCGTACCAGTCAACAACTGCGTCTATGTCCAATGCACTTAAAGTTTGAGGAGGAGGTGTAATGCCAGTAGGTCCTAATGGCACTGTTGCTCTCGCTAGATTATTATATCTACGATAACGAACAGTTGTACCACTTCTATAAGGAAGCCTTTTTTTCATAGCCATTTTATTATGGATAAGTAAAGGCTCAGGACGAGACAATAACACATCATCAAACCATTGTTGCACCGGAGGCGGAAGTAAAGTTGTTGTTGTAATTGACATTTTTTACTCCAGTTTAACGCCGCGAAGCATACTCTTCTGCTAGTTTCCTTATTTCAGCCGCTCGGTCAGGAGTCATTCTTGCATAATTTTTAGCTTCATTAAGTGGAGACGTAGTTCCAACAGACGAAGAACTCATAGGCTTTTTCACGTTTTCCAAAGCTTTCTTTGCATCATCAGACACGTTTTTCGAAGCAACCTGTCTTTGATACATAGTAGAAGACTTCACAAGTTGATAAGCCGTTAACCGAGGATTAGGACTAGCTAAAATCGCCGCTTCAGCAGCAGGATTTTCTTTCACGTAATCATCAACTAATTTAATGACATCGTTGTAGTCGCTAAATTGAGAAGGAACTTGATCAATCGCTTGTTTCCTCGAAGATTCTTGGTAGATCTCAGATGCGTATCTTTTCGCCATTGATGCGACTAATTTTTTCGTGTCGCCGACAGTTACTATGTCTTCGTCCGAAAGATTTGCAAATGGATCTTCTTCTTCTTTCGCAGGCTTTTCACGACTCATTAGTTTTTCTTCCAATTCAGCAATTTTTTGTTTTTGATGCTGCATAATATCACGAACTTCTCGCCAGTTTTTATCTTCTGACTTTGGCCGTTCATCAGTAGATTCAACTGTACGATTTTCTCGTACATCTGAAGCATCTGCGCCCTCTTGTGGTTGAACGACTTCCTCTACGTTCTTCTTTTCCTCAGGCATTTATTCTCCTTTAGCGCGGGGATACGCCAATACACCCATATAGTTATTTAGTATTAAATACAAAATTTAATTATATATTAAGATATTTTTAAGTTTTGAAGATTTTAATTTTCCAGATCTTCTGCTTTCTTTTTTAATCTTCCATCAATAAATTCTTCGATCCATTCAATTAAAAGAGAATCAAAGCCTTCTTTATGCATCAACATAACATAAGCTGTTTCTTTGTTGGGAAGGCACCAATGAATAAGAAGCTCATCAGTCTCATTATTATAAGAATAGACGCATTGACGCCATTCAGGATAAGGAATTGTTTTTCTGACAATCCATTTAGTTCTGACTACTTGCTCTGAAAATATTTCTTTATGCGCGAAAATAACGATGTAATATTTTTTAGCATAATTTTTATGCTCTTCAATAATTTTTTCGATCCGTTGATTAAAAGCTTTACCCCATTCAAGAGTAACTTCGCGGCATTCTGGGTTTTCTTCAGGCTTTTTGTTTTTTTCGATGATTTCTTCACCGACTGTTTTCCTTTTTTCCATTTTCCTACTAATAAAATTAGTAATTAAGACGAAAATTAATAACTAAGGCGGGCGAAGACGCTAGCTTTTCTTCTACTATCCCTCATAAAAATGCGAGACAGATTCCGCCAGTTTATTATCTTTGAGGTAGAATTGAAGAGCTTATTTTCCTTGCATCTTCTCTATCTACTTCTTCTTTCGCTCTACGATAATCCATAGAACCATTACTTTGTTGTCTCATTGGAGCATCTTTCATTAATCCCCAATCTTCAACATGAGTTTCAGCAGTTTTGCTTTTATTAAACTCACCGTAATGTTCTTCACCTCTTTCAACCATCCGAGATTTATTTCTGTCGTATTCTTTAACAGACTCTCGGTATTCTTTTCGTCTTGCCATACCTCTCGTCCTCCTATTTTGTTGTTTCAACGAGTTAGTAAGAAAAGCTTAATAACTCTTCTTACTTATTTTTTCTTTTTGGCAGCCATCTTTTTTAATGTGACGGCTAACCGAGCTCTTTTACCTAATTTTCCTTTTGCTTTCGCTGCTTTTTTCAGCTTTCCCATCGGAATATTTTTCTTTTCGGGTATTCCCATTTGTTTAGATAAAGCACCAGGCTTTTTAATTGCTGCCTGAATCCATTTTTTAGCCATTTTCTTCCTTCCTATGGAATTTCATCCATTTTTGATTCCCATATAAAATTATAGAGTTTTTCTACTATCTTCTCTTTGTCATCTTCACAATAACCTTTCTCTATTGTACGAATATATTCTCGGATGTCCCAAAGAGCAGAATGCATACTTGCTGCATTCTCGAATAATTTTCTTTCATCTATTGAATCAGAGTCTGAAGTGTCAAATTCATATATTATTTTCATCTTATTCCTCTGGAGGATTAGGAAGTTCTATCCAATGAGTTACGTTTTTATAATCATCGGCATATGTATTGGCAAAACAATAACTATCTATGAAATCTTCAGTTTCTCCTAGATTCATAAGGTAATCAACTCTAAATGTCTTGTCGTGAGAACAATAAGTTAAAACAGGCTCTCCTTCTGGGGGTAATTCATCACGAATATTCTTCCATTTGTTTTTCATTTTATCCTTCATATCTTTGGATTTCTTTAGCACTTGCATATCTCCATCTGCTAAATCCATCATAAGTATCGCCTTCATGGACATGACGATAGTAATAGTTGCCACAAATACAATCTTTAACTTCCATCATGATTTTATCGTCTGCTTGAGGCATTTCTTCTGAAAATTTCTTCCATTCACTCATTTTTCTGGACTCCTTGCTGTAAAATCTATATCTAATCCTGTTAAATCTTCTATTTTTTCTTCAACAAACTCTTCTACAGGATTATCATCTGGATATTTCCAATAAGAATCTTTTTTAAAAATTTCACATGAAATGAACAATAAAAAAATTAATATCCATAATTTATTCATGGGCTTCTTCCTTCTAATGTCTCTAAATATTCAAAAGCTTTAATAGTCACTTCAGAGATCTTCTTATTTAAGTCTTTTATTTGTTTAACGCTTAAAGGAGTAGATAGATCAAAGAAATTAGCTCCGCTGTCTGTAATTAAATTAGCTAAAATCCCATTAACAAAAATATCTAATCTGCCTTTGTCGTTAAAAAGTTCTGGATAATGATCTCTTACTATTAATTTTAGTCTTGTCCTCAAAAATCCCGTTATTCTAAGTGTCGTTTTTTCTATTTCATCTCCTCTTGTCGCTTTTCTTTTGTCAAACTTCTCTATGTTATTGCGACTATTTACATATGCAAAATGTTTATCTCTTAACGGAGAAACGCAGCAACAACAATTACAAGCATTTTCAAAATCAAAATAAATATCTCTTACTTGAACTTTTATCGGTGTCATTTTTTCTTTTTATTTTTTAAATGTTTCAAAAGTTTTTTATCTTCTTTTTTCTCTTTTTCAAACATTTTCATGTCTTCTTTTAGATGTTTTTTAACTTTTGCACACATTCCTTTTTTCTTTTGCATCTTATCCTCTTATTTTAAAGATTGAACTGGAGTTTTAGGTTTTTCTAAACTCTCGGCTTTTACTTCTTCTTGCTTTCTTAATCCTTCTACTATTTCTAGAAGCTGTTTTAAGTAATTTAGATCCATACCCGCTAATTCTTTTGCAGCTTTTATTTTATCGAGATTACCCATTTCTAAGTCTTTAATAGCTTCAGCTCTTCTTTCTTCAGCTAGAGCTCTATTTTCTTCTACTCTTGATACTCTTTCAATTCCAAGTCCTTGATCAGCTTGAGCCCTTGCGTTTGCTAAATTAATTCTAGATCCAATTTCTTGCATTTGCAATTGTTCTTGCTGCTGTTGCATTTGTTGCGCTTGTTGCTGTTGCTGTTCTAATGATTGAATGAGATCTTTTTTGTTTTGAAGCGGAGCATTTTTAATTAATATTTCTGGAGGAATAGGCAAGCCTGCTTGATGCATTTCCCAGAGCTGTCTAAATTCCATCATTTGTTGTGTTGGTGTCAATGCTCCATCTATTACTTGACAGTCAAACTTTAAGAAATCTTTATTCTTTATAATAGGAGAAGGCTCTTCGTTAAGAATTCTTCGTATTTTGCCTTCAGAGAAATTTGCTTGGATTAATTTTAAGAAAAGAGTTCCCATTACCTTTT